ATAGTAAGAAGATTGATCAAGATTCAGAATGAGCAACAACGTTTGCTCTTCTACTTCTTCATCTGCATATATAGTTTTAAGCTTTACACATTATTCTGATTGACTGTACATACAAGCTCAACCTTCAAAATAAAGCAACGAACTATTTGCTATATTCCAATTTTTCCTTACCTTTGCACCGAAAACGGAGGCCTCGTAGCTCAGTTGGATTAGAGCAACGCCCTTCTAAGGCGTGGGTCTTGGGTTCGAACCCCAACGAGGTCACTGAGTGACTCCTGCGGAATCACGAAAAGAAAAGATTAGAGGAGAGTATTACGCAAGTAGTACTCTCCTTAATGCTTTTAATAGTCAAGCATTTACAACCCATGTATGCTTGAATACAGACTTTTATGTCATAAGTTTTTTGGAATAGAGAGCTAAGTTCAAAACCCTGCCAAATTCCTCAAAACGGACATAACAGGACAGAAAAGGACACCACGATACAAATTTGCGTGACACATTGCGTTACACCAAATTAGAAGTGCGTTACACTTTTCACAAAGTTCAATCCATCACGAGGAAATGGCAAAAAATTTTAGCTCTATGGAGAAAAAATTCGTAGATGTCATTTTCGACAGAAGAAAAAATTACCCGAAGAAAGGCTTCGGATTCATTGAAGTTCGTGTGTACCTTGGACGCAATACACGCAAGTATTTCAATATGGGCAATTCTACTCCCGATAAATGGGAGGTTGATGCGCACTCTTCTGAGATCAAAGCACTCGTAAAGAGGTGCGAAGAGATTCTTTCAGTAATGTCATTCCTTAAAGAAGAACTTAGCTTGGAGAATTTCGACAAGCATTTCTATGAAGAGGAGCGAAAGCAAGATATTTCTCCTGCTGAAGCATTAGCTCAAAAAGATTTCATCGCCTACTGCGAGGAAGCCTTGGCAGCTGAGGACATTAAAATCGGCACGCGCAAGCACAAGCAAGTAGTGATTGATGCTGTCAAGACCTACGGCAAACTAAAGACGTATGGCGACTTGACCCCCAAGAACATTCTTGCCTTCGACCGATGGCTGCACAATGGTGAGCGGAGTGACGTTACCATCTATGGCTACCACAAACGCCTGAAGAAATGGGTGGGCGAACTGGCACGATTGGACGAGATACCGCGCAATCCTTACAAAATTGTGAGTGTTACCCGTGGTAAGAGCAAAGAGCGCCAACCTCTGCTCGAAACCGAATTGAAGAAAATGCGCGACTATCCCTTTGATGGAAAGCTGGAACGGGTACGCGACCTCTTTATCTTCTCCGCTTACACAGGTCTTGCATTCTGCGATGTGCAGAACTTTGACTATCAGTCTATGACAGTGAAGGAGGGTGATTTGGTTTTCATTGATGGAAACCGCATCAAAACCGATACGAAATTCTTCACCCCTATCCTTGCCCCTGCCATGGAAGTGTTGAAAAAGTACGAGTTCAAATTGCCCAAGATTTCCAACCAAAAGGCAAATGATTACCTTCACTTGATACAAGCACAGCTTGGCATCAAGAAGAATTTGACCTTCCACGTTGCCCGCCACAGCTTTGCCACACTCGCCTTGGCGCATGATGTCCCCATCGAAAATGTAGCCCGAATGCTCGGACACGAGGACATTCGGACCACACAGATTTACGCAAAGGTTTTGCGTACCACCATCGAGCGCCATGCCACCGCACTCCAAGGCGCCATCATCTAAGCTTTATTCATCATCATCTAAAACACGATAAAACGTGCCTTTCAATAGCTGCGACATTCCACTCTCCTTGAATGTCGCAGTTATTTTTTCGCATACATACTTGCCTCCCCTTATATAATATAAGGCACGTGGGTTGGGCAAAGTATCAGACAAAAATGAAAACTGATACTTCTTCTTGCCATCAATTTTATATAACACTTCGCGTTTCTCCTCCCACATTCCCTCATTCAAGCGAAGTGAAAAAGGCGTAATGAATGCCTGGAACTCATCTGAGACTTCCACAAAATCCACCACAGGGTGCGGCATATACGGCTTGAAGTACTGCACCCCGTTCCAAAATCCCATATATATTTGGTCAAAGTAAGCGTCCGTGTTTTTGTTCTCCCCCTTGGCAATGGTACGGCTTGCCGCACCTTGCGCCAAATCTCCTGCATCGTAGTCAATGGTGTTGGCTGACGTTGAACTGCCAAACACACGATCAGTACGATTACCACTTGAAGAACCGCTCCCATCTTCTGTCAGTGTCCAATTCTCACTGCTTCCCATCTCGCCACAATTCATGAAAAGCATATTGCCGTGACTGTCTCCCGTCCCCTCAATCCAAGCTGGCACAATTTTCAGTTCCAAGTCCTCTGCATTCTTGTCCGCAAAGCGTTCCCCATAGGCATTGACGGGGAGCAAACGATTATTATAGCGATACCACTTCGTTTTCGTCTTGTCTGAAAAGCCCGAAGTACCCTCCATCACAAACTCCGACTTGTAGCAGTACATGACAAAGTACGTGCGGTTTTCCTTGACATAAAACAATTTGTGTCCATCAGAGCCATATTTGTAGCCACGCACATACTGCGTGCTGCTGGCGTTCGGTCTTGTTTGCCTTGTGTACACCCCACTTATTTTAAGCGACTTTGCCGCCTCCAATAAATCTGCCATTTTATCATAAACCTTGGCATCCTTGCCATATTTGCGAATGTACCAATCACACGAATGGTACGCCCAAAGCAAACTGCCATTGTCCTCATACTTCACATTCACGCTACCCAAGTATTCCGACTTGTCCTCCTGCGTGACTTGGGTGGTGTAACTGTCCACCACCTTGTCCAACAGAACCTCATTTGCTTCCGTGGCAATGGCATCAGAGAATTTGAAAGAAATCGTTTTCTGCTTGTGGTTGATGGTGAAATCCCCAAACAGGAACTTCTCCAGCTCTTCAAAGAACTCCGTCAGCGTCCAATGTGGCAAAGCAAGTGCAAAGTTATAAGCGCCCCATGCCGCAGGCAAGGTGTTGCATATAAGGAGATTAACAAAGACAGAGTTTTCCAACGCCATGAAATCCCACTTATAACCCACCTGCTTGCATATTCTGTAAAGAATATACAGCAAGTAAGGCTGAAACGACAAAGCCTGTGCTCCCGTTTGCGCATTGGTTTCATGCGGCCAAATAAATTCATTCTTGTCTGCACTCCACACCATTTCATTCTGAATCTTCCCCGAAGTGTTATTCACCCAGGGCAACGGGATCCAGAAATTATCAGGGTATGGGCGCATGTCGTCCATGCAATGCCCTGCAACCGCCACGCGGCTTGTAGGATAGCCCAAATCCAGCTCATTCAAATAAATATCATCGAATGTCTCATCAAAGTTTTGCTCACTGCGTCCCTCCAAGAATTGCGTTTTGACTTCCACATCAGAAATTTCCGTAATGGTAATGGTGCCACTCCGATAAAAGTCACGATCGCGAATTTCGCAATCGAACACCACCTTGTTCTTAGCCACATCTGCGCGGTGGATATGCCCAAATATCGCGATATTTTGGGCACACCCTCGCAAAGGGAAAGTGATTGTCAGCGTATAGCTGTCACTTCCCGTAAACAATCTATTCTCGGCAATGAAGTCAAACGATGTGCCTTCCTTCAATACGGCTTGTTGGTTGTTGATGATGATTTCCATTTTTATTATCTTTGCAAAATGAAACGTGCCATAATTATAATACTTGTAAGTTTAATACTCTTTTTGGCAATTCTTGCCTTGGGATTCTTTTGGTCTCTTCCATTATCGCTTATATTTCTGTTTATTGGAAGTATTGCATTGTTTATTTCATGCGTATATGTAAAGGAAGAATCCACAAGAAGAGTTTTGGATGCTATTTCATGCAGTTTGCTTATCACATGGTGCTTGCTGCTGTTATTCTTTTTTGTTGCAATGTATATGATGATGGATCGCAAAAGTTATTGAGCATTCATTTTCTTCTGCTTTTCGGAGATTTATTTCTAATCAACGTATCGTATTCCTCTTGCGCCTGTTTGATACCCGTGTCCCCTGTCACTGTATTCACGGTGACAAAAGGCTCATTCAATCTTTGGCTTAGTCGGCTCATTGTTTCTTCGTACTTACTGAGTACAGCTGCACTCTGTGCCAAAGCTGCCGAAGCGACATTGTCCGTGGGAGCTTGAATAATTACAGGTTGCGGTGAAGGCGAAGCCACCGCACCTGTTTCCACAATTGTTCGTGAAACATCATCGGCTCGCAAGGATCCGATGGTGTTAGTCCTTTGTGCATAGTCCAAAGCGTTAATCAAAGGTCTTGCCACAGGAGAAGCAAGCAATCTCTGCGATGCCACCCATTCCCCGGCATGGACCACGCCCACTTCTTCATTTACTCTGCCTTGCGGAGTAAAGCCACCTTGCGCATATCCATGTGCCTCACTTGCCTGTTGTTGCTTTTTGATTGCGGCAATCTGTATCATGCCCGCAGCAATAGCCATAGCCGCTGCAATAGGTGCCATGATATAACCGACCACAGGAATAGCCGCTGCCGAACCATAAGCAGAGATCGCGTTTTGGGCTGTCTGTGCCACCGCTTGAATGACCTGCATGGCAAACAACTTTTTGTTCGCCTCGTTCTTCGCTTTAGCAAGAGCAGCTTGCTTCTCCTTTTCAAGCTTCGCCACCTTGTAGTTATTACCCTCTGCCGCAGAAATCTCCGCTGAATAGCGGGCATTGATGGCGGCAGTTTCCTTCTCGAGTTCCGCCTGGACGAGAGAAGAAACGCCACTGAAAATCTCCCCCATACCACTCATGACAGTGGAGAACGATTGCGTAACGGCTTGCCCGGCATCGCTCTCCAACCAATTAGCCAATTTCTCATTGGCTTTCTCCATGCCGTTCTTAGTCACACCAATACTATCAATGGCATACTTCTTACGCAAAGCCAGCTTTGCCTTCTCGAACGCTTCCTCAATGCGCAGTTTTTCAGCTGCATTGTTGCCAGCAGCTTTTACTTCAGCATTGTAAACTTGTTGCAAAGCCGCCATTGCACTATCGTATTGCGTCAAACGTTCATCCGCGTTTGCCCCAAAGTACTCCTCTTTGAGATGCTGTTTTACTTGTTGCTGTTGTTGGATAATCTTCTGTTGGTTAGCAAACACCTTATTCTGATATTCCTTTTCAGCTGCAAGCCTTTCCTTGGTGCCTTTCTTGTAAAGCTGCACCACTTTGCGAAGATGTTCCAACTCAGCCAATTCCACGGCATCTTCGTAGGTCTTGGTGTCAGAAAGTCCGTCAATATAGCGTTGCTTCAACTCCGCGAGTTGCGCATTATACGCTTTATCTTCTCGTTCGCGAGAAGCAGAAGTTGCGTTCTCCTCTTGTTTCTTCATAGCCTCCTGGTATTGCGCTTGCGCCTCCAAGAGGTCTTTAGCAGAAACGTCAGAACGCTCCATCTTCTTTTTCCAATACTCCACGTTGATCTCGTCCATGCGTGCGGTATATTGCTCATAATCCTTCTCACCCTTTGCATACGCAATGCGGTTGAGCGCTTCCTCTTTCGCTTTCCAATCATCGGGAGAGTTTTTGCGGTCAGTCTGCTTTTTCTTTGCTTCTGCCAAGTTCGCTTCCGCTTCGGCTTTTTCCTCCGCGGTGATCTTCTTGTTAGCAAGCACTTTTTGATAAAATTCTTGCTCAATCTCCTCCATACGAGAGACATAAGCTTCATAGTCTTTTTCCCCCTCCATGTATGCTTTCTTGTTGAGCGCATTCTGTTCTTTCTGCCAATCTTGTTCCGCCTTGAACTTGTCCGACTTTTTATTCTTCTTATCATCGTCCACCACAGGCACACCGCCACCACCTCCACCAGTGTTCGTGATGACAGGTTTATGATTGGTTTCCTCGGCAGCTTGCTTGCCGAGATCATTTCCATAAACACCAAAGATAGCATGCTCTTTTTGGTTCTGCTCATCAATTTTCTTTTGAATACTAGCCTTGTTGTTTTTCAGGTGCGCTGTATAAGTAGCCGCTCCCGTGTCCATGGCACGCCCTTCACGTCCACCCACAAAATTTGATGAAGCATTGATTTGCTTGTCCCTCTCAATTGCATCATCAGCCTCTTTCAATTCCATTGCAAGTTTCGCCTTCTCCTTGCCAATCTCTTTGAGCAAATCCTTGGCACCTTCCAACTCATATTTCTTGGCAAGAGAGTTCAGATAGTCGTCTAGGGCTTTCTTGTTCTCCATGTATTTCCCCGTGGTCGCGTCCAACTGAGCATTGTAGTTCGGGATAATTTTGTTCAGCGCATTGACCGCCTTTTGGCGATCGTCAAGCGACAACTTTTCATCCTTAGCCACCTTAATCAAGGCTTCGATTTTATTTTTCTCCTCCACAATACCCTCCTGACCTTTCTGTCTGACTTCTGCAAGCGCTTTCTCTGATGCACTCATCTCGTTCATCTTTGAAAGGGTCTTGTAAATGCCATATCCCAAAGCCACAGCAGCAGCAAGCAAAACGCCCCAACCACTTGCCAACGAAAGTCCCTTTCGTTTCAAGTCCACCATGAGCGAGGATTGACGCGCCCAATTACCTTGCAGTTTTGCCAATACCAAATTGAAAGCAATATGCCCAGCTTGCAACGTATTCACAACCGCATGATACGCCAAAGCCGTACCCTTGCACACGGCATGCCATGCCGCTTGTGCTTTAAGCGCGATGGCATTAGCCTTGACTGCGATGGTGTAAGCTACCACCATTGAAGTCAATACGATAATAGCTTCCTTGTTTCTTGCAAGGAAGTCTATTGTCGTACTCATAGCCTTCAGTGTGAGGGTCGTGCTGCTGATAACGTGCTTCATGACGGGCATCAGTTTCTCGCCCAATTCGATAGCCAACTCCGTGACGCGCTTTCTTGCCTTGTCCAGCTCCGCCTCGACAGTCGAGTTCTGCACATTAAACTCGTTCGTTACCGAGGTAGCATCTTCAAACGACTGTGTCGCTTGTTCCTGTTGCCACTTCACCATTTCCACATTGCCGGCTAAAGTCGCCAATACTTGTGAAGCACGTGCGCCATTCTCACCCATGTTTTTGAAAACAGGAGCAAGTACGTCCATGTTGCCGAGTTTCTTTAATTGCTGCAACAACATCAAAAGTCCCTCGTTGGTGCTGCGTTTCAATGCCTTGTTCAGTTCGTCCAAATCCATACCCGTTGCCTTGGCTATCTTGCTTGGCTCCTTGAACAAGTTCATGATGAGTTGCGAGAGTGCTGTTGCCGACATCTCGCACGCTTGACCTTGGCTATCCAATACCGCTGCAAAAGCCATGATTTGCAGAATAGTCATACCAGCTTGCGCCCCCACGCCCGCCATGCGCTTGCCAAACTCAGCGAGATAGCCAGCACTTGCCGTACAATTTTGCGAGAGGTCGTTGATTACAGAACCAACCGCTAACAAACTGCGCTCCGTTCCTAAGCGTGCTTCATCTCCAAAGATATTAGTGAGTTTGGAAAGCGTCAAGGTCGCCCCATCTCCCAACTCGTCCAATGCCACATTGATTTGGTCAGCTGCCTTGACAAAGCCCAAGACATCTTCTTTTGAAGACTTTCCGAGTCGCCCCGCTTCCTCTGCGAGTTTGTTCAAATCTTCACGCGAAGTACGAGTGTCCATCTTCTTAAAGTCCTCATTCAGTTCCTTCACTTCGTCATCAGCCAAACCCGTAAACTTGCGCACATTCGCCATTTCCGCGTCCATTTCTGCAAAAGCGTTCACTGCCTTGCGTCCTGCCAAGACAAGTCCCGTGCCGACAGCTGCCACCCCTGCAATGATGTTGCCCCACTTGTCCACAAAACCATTGATGCAGTCCACAAGTCCCACATTTTCCTTTTCGGTTTCCCTTAGCTCCTCATTGACATTCGCGATTTCAGCCTTAACGCGCTTGATACTCTCGCACTGCTTGTTCCACTCGTCCGTACCGCGTTCGATGCCGTTTAGTGAGCGTTTCAACTCCTTCAACGTCCTGTTCAACTCTTTCGGTGAAGCTTTGTCTAATCTTTTCAATACATTCTCCACCCCTTGGGTTGCACTCTCTATCTGCCCAATCTGGCGGCGGGTCTGCTTTAGTTCACGCTGGAACTTCTTCAGCTGGACTTTATCGCCCGCAGCTGCTGCTTTTGTTATTTTATCTTCGAGGTCGCTCGCTTGCCGTTTCAACTGTTCGAGCATATTTTGCGCCTGTTTGCCGTTCACTGTAAGCGTGACCGTAGCATTTGCGTTGATGTCTGACATAGTCTTTCCTTTTTGGGTGTTATTATAAGCACAAACTTAGCCATGCGCCAAAGAAGCAAAAAAGACGATGTATCAAGGCATTTCCACTCCTGAAGTTGGCGTGATTTTTGAAGAAATCCGCGTTTTGTTAAGTAGTAGCAAAACAAAAGCCTTGATACAGAAGTCTTTAGGGGATTGTTAAGGGGTTTCCCCTTAACCCCTCCGTCGGAAGACCCCCCGACCGCCCTACATCGTCAAACCCCGAACACCCCCACACCAAAGCGGAATATGTAAACATATCTTAAATAATGCGCTTCTTTGAGTTCCTTCACCCCGACAAAAGTCCCCCAAATGCACGAATGCCGAAAAGAAAGAAAGCGAAGAACTTACAGAAAGAGCAACCAACGCACACACCGCACCCACACAACGAAAACGCACCCCGAAGTTTCCACGAATACACCCCGAAGTTTCGCCAAAACCACGATTGCACACTCCAAGTTTCTCATGTGCATAGATGCCAAGTTTCCACCTATCCAACAAAGCACCCCGAAGTTTCGCAATGCGCTAAACTCCAAGGTTTCTGACTATCTAAAACGACCCTCCAAGTTTCCACCGACCCAACAAAGCACCCCGAAGTTTCGCAATGCGCCAAAATCCAAAGTTTCGGGCTACCTAAAACACCCCTCCAAGTTTCCACCCACCCAACAAAGCACCCCGAAGTTTCGCGATACGCTCAAATCCAAGGTTTCGGACTATCCAAAACGACCCTCCAAGTTCCTTTATACTCATGAGGTTCGGGAGTTTCTGACTATCCAACGACCCCAATGCACCCGACCAAACACCCACGCCACACCCCCGAAGCCTTTTGGGGTCTCTGATAGCCTCCAAAATCCCCCACCTTTCAAGGGAAAATTTCACACCTTGGGGGTCTCGACCTCCCACCACCCGCGCCACCGCGAACGGGCGGTAATCCGTCTGTGTGCGTGCCGAAAAATGCCTAACACTTTAGCAGATGTTAATCTGCCATAGTGTTAGGCACTTGAAGGCACGTACTCAGACGACCGCTGACGGGCATAAAAAGTGTGTTGTCGTGTTTTAGCGGACTTGTCCGCCATAGCACGACAACACGCTTTGTTGCCTAAAAACGGCACGCAGTGCGGTAAAACGGACTGGCGAGGCACGTAGCCTGTCCGCCAACAATAGAGCCTGCATCTTCTTTCGAGGTACGAGAAAGGTGATGTGGGCTTGACGGACTGACTTTGAAGCATGAAAAGTAGGTCCGCACATGAAAGAAGCCCAACCTCCCTTGAAGCATGAAAGGGTGGATTGGGCTTGAACGGAATGGCTTTGAAGCATGAGAAGCCTTTCCGCTAAACCGTGGGCTAATCTCCTTTGAAGTATAAAAAGGTGTTTAGCCCATTAAAGAAGTTCAAGCATCGGAGTCCCGACGATGGCACCACCAAAAGGCAGCTAAGGCTGCAAGAAAGACTAAGGTCAAAATTAACTTGACAGGAAAAGTCCATGGTCTCGCCATGGACTCCCTCTGCTGAACCATGTTGGCGGAAGATTGCCGAGTCGCAGCGAGGCTGTCTTCCTCCCTTGCCTCTGTCTTGGTGCTCTCCTTTCGGCTTGACGAAAGGTGTGCGCCATAGATACGAATGGATTGCGGCTTTTGCTGGGAAGTCCTTTACGCCTTGGCGTTAGAAGCACCTTGCAGCGTATGGGGAGCTTCGATAGTTGGAGTCTCTGCTCCAACCCCGAAGCTCACGATGCAGCTGTCGAACAAAAGTTCGGTGTGCCGCCACACCGAATCAATGCGTGACGTTTGCCACTGATGCCGCTGCACCTGTACAGCGGAGTCCGTGGCAAACGTGTTCGTACTTGTGACTTTGTGCGTACTGCGGCACGAAGTGAGTAGGCACAGCCACATGATTATGGGAAAGAGACTGGCTTTCATAGGTCTTTCTGCACATTAAATGAAGGGCAAGCTTTGCTTGAATACTCGTTATGCCCATGCACAGTTGCATGGGGATAATAAAATTTCAGTTGGTTCACCAACTGCCGCAAAGCAGTCTTCTGCTGCGGAGTGCGTGTGTCCTTGGGCGTTTTTCCGTCCTTGGCCACACCACCAATATAGCAGATGCCAATGCTGTGGGCATTATGCCCCAAGCAATGGGCGCCAGCTATGTTCTCAGCACGTCCCTTGTGGACACTGCCGTCCCGATAGATGACATAGTGATAACCGATGTCGGCAAACTTGCGTGCCAAGTGCCAACGACGAATATCGTCCACCGTGAAGTCCTTGCCTTCGGGAGTGGCCGAGCAATGAATGATAATTTCAGTGATGCGTCTCATTGTGTTGTACATTTTGAGGTTGGTTATTCATCTTGGTTTCCTCGTCCTTGATAGCCTTGTCAAGCGTTTGCATAATCTTGCCTTCAAACTGCGTGACCTTGCGTCCATAATAGATGCTTACTCCGAAGATAGAGCCAGCATAGATGAGACATTGTGAGAAAATCCACAGGACAGAGTCCGAGATTTCGCCTTTGGGTGGTGTGATGAACCCTGCGACTGCAAGGGCATAGCCGCCTACGAGCATGGCGAGGGCGGACCAAAATTGAATGCTTACTTTGGGTTTAGTCATTGTTCGTTACATTTAGATATGTATTATCAAGCGTTCAGCTTTGCTTGAACTGTTTTCATCTTGTTTTCCAAGTCGTCCACGCGCTCGCCAAGCGTCATGATCATGTTGTAGAGGTTTACCAAGTCTGTTGAAGTGGCGTCCAGAGTCTTTTTATCCCCCTTGCTCATGAGACCGTCCTTTGTGGAACTGGCTAACGGAATGGCGTCCGTGTAAAGCGCATTGAACTTCATGCCAAACTGCGAGAGCACGTACTTGTTCGTGTTCACGTCCCATGCCATGCGGTCAGGGAACAGACAGCCCCAGTCCTCGGCATAGCTTATCGTCTTGCGGTCGCTGCCCGTAAAGTAGATGGCACGCTGGAACACCTTGGCGTGGTTGAATATGATTTGTCGGCAGTAGTCGTTCTCGATGTTCTGAAAGAGCGTGATGCTCATGTGCTTCTGGTACGTGAGGTGCGCCACCACGATTTCGGCATTGCCCGAAATTGAAGGGTCGCGCAAGGCATTGAGCGCAGCTGTCTCTTCCAAGAAATTGCCCAACTCCTTGACACGCGTGTTCAAAGCCTTCTGCACATCGGTCACGGCACGTGTGGTGGTCAATCCCGGCACGCTTGCCGTAGCCAAAGGCAGTGTGACGCTGAACAGTTGCGTGCCTGCGGTATTATTTGCCGCTAACACGCGCGAACTGCTTGTATAAACAAGGGACGTGGCTATGGTGTCTGTGACAGCGGACACCGCCTTGTCGATGTTGCAGACGTGGTCATAATACTTGTTGAGCTGCTGCACCTGTGCAGCGGTCATCACGCCCGCACTCGAAGAGGTGGCAGCAGGGAGGGCAAAAGCATTGTTGATGCTTTTCAGTTCCCCCGTGACCATGTTAAGGAGCATGGCAGAAAATGCCACACTTACCTTGTTCACGTCCCCCAACTTGAAGTGCTGAATGACTTGCTTGGCCTCGCCCAACTTGGTTTTCCAAGATTTCAGGGCCACAATATTTGCGTAGCAGTTAGAGATGGAAAGCTTTGCCTTTGTTATGTCATCGGTGCAATTTTTAAGGTTCTGTGCCTGTGCAGCGGACATCACCCCAGCTTGTGCGGTGGTGGCGGCTTTGAGGATTATATTGTCTGCAAGGCGTTGCAGCACACCGCTTGAGGGGTTGCCCTGAATGACGGACAGACAGACCTTGTCTGTGCCAACAGTCCCGAGACTGATGCTCTGCAACAGCGTGGAGAGTTTCAGAAGATTGGCTTTCCAAGCCGTGAGGGACTGCAAGTCCGTGTTTGTTGCGGCAGCAGAGAGCAAGTCTGCCAGGGCTTGCAATATCACGCCCAAGTTTTCGGGAGTGATGGCGGCTTCGGTGCTTAATGCCCGAAAAGCCGTGATTTGCTTGGTTATATTTGTCGTGTTCATAAGTTGAGTTTTAAGTTTGGAGGTTATGAGGTTATAAAGTCAGTAATGCTTGCAGAGTTGATCTTATAACCTCATAACCTTAAAACTCCAAACTATTTAGTGATTGTATCTGAGATACTTGTCGTCCAAGGATTGGGCTACCACGCCCACAAATTCTTTGGCCATATTGTCGGCAAGGAAGTCCCTTAGGTTCATGACGGAAGCGTAATATTTGCGCGAGAACCAAGTTTTCTTCTTGCGCTTGCGCTCGCGTCCAATGTCACCCTTGTTGCCGCGAGGTATCTCTTTGCCTGTACCAAAGTTCTGCCAAAGTCCATACTCTAAAAAAGACTGGCTGAGACCAAGTTCCATGAACCGCCCATCGGCACGGAGCGGTAACGACTTGGGCGAAGCAAGCAAGGCGCCTGTGTCTATCACATCAAGTAAGGTCATTTGTTCTTTCCATATTTTGAGCATGGTTTCGTTGAAAGCTGTAACAAACTTTTCGCGTTCCCTTAATGCGGCTTGTTCTTGGTCATTCCCACTCATCTGCATTGTATCTTAAATCCGTAAACGTGTCCACGGCAATCTGGAAATAGGCACAAGCGCAGCCCGAAAAGAAATACTCGTTCATTTCATTGAACGTAATGCGTTCATCGAGGTAAATGCACGATTGTTCTAATCGTGTCCGTTCAAGAATGAGTTGGCTCATGAATTGACGAAACACTTCTCGGAGTGTTTCCATGCAGCTGAGCCTTGCCTCCATGTCATCAATGGCATGGCGCATGGCAAGAAAGATGGTTTTTACGCGCCTTGTGCGTGGGGTGTTAGCGAGTGCGATATAGCCTTGGCTCATGTCGCTCACGCAGACAAAAGCCGTGGTGCTTTGCATAGTTTGCAGTGCCTCTTCAAAGCCTTCCAAGCCCGACACGCGGCAGAAAGAAAAGCCTCGTGCGGTGGCAAACTTGTTGCGTGCAACCAAGTCTTGAAAGAATGCCGTGGCATTCCAAGAGCTAAGTTTTAAGTTCATAGGTTATGAGGTTATAAAGTTACTTTAGTTGGTTACGCAGTTCTTGTGCTTCCTGTGCCTTGGCATCAAGCTCCGTTAAGGCACGCCAGCAGTCCATTTGCAAAATGGCTGCCTCCTTGGTGATGTCGCCTCCTGTGAGCGCACGGATTTGTGCGTTCATCGCCTGTCGGAGTTCCTCTCCGACCCCCAAATCAGCGTTCCCCAAGAGATTGCTTTTCTCTTGGGGTATGTTGGTGAAGAAGTGTGGGAACATACGGGTGAAGTTCGCTTTGATAGAAGCGAACCAATAAAAAACAGAAAGCAGTTCTGCTTTCTCCAAACAAGCTTTGTCCGAAAGTTTCGGATAAAGCAAATGCGTCATCTCCGCAAGGCATTCCATGCTTTGCGTGTGCAGAAAACCTTGGTAATAGTTCTCGCAAGCAAGATAATCCTCAAAAGGTACGGCTTGCAAATCGGCATTTACTGCCGATGCACCGCCAATGACAGAAATGCGCACAGGCATGGGAGCAAAGCTCTCCAAGAATGCGAGTTGCCGCGCAGCAAAGGTGATTTGCCAATCGGCAAGCACCACTTGGCGTTTGCTTTTTCTATTCTTGACCAAACAGGAGTGTTTGTCTGCACGACAGAGCACAACAATTTCAGCCCATTTGCAGACGCAAAGGGCTAACACCTCGTTCATCGGCAAATCGCGTGCGACTTGTCGGAAGAAAAACAACAATTGCAGGTCGGACAGTTCCGACCATGACTGAGGTAGAGAAATAGAAAATGCTTCCATACCGCGAAAGTATGGAAGCATTGTACTTATAGAAAAGACACGCTACATTATATGTTGAAGTCTTTGTTTTCAAAAGAACCTTTTTGGGCTTCTCCTTTAGGACTAACAAAAATTGTGTTTGCTTTTTCTTTCTTTTTTTCGTTTTCTTTTTGTTGCTGCTCATAAGCTGCACGTTTTTTTGCGAGATCAATCATCTGTTGAGTTTGTTTATCTCTAAAAGACTGTCCCAAATTTAGACGCCAACGAATTAGCATGATAATAAGAATTACAATGATTACCACAAAAATTCCAAAGCTTAAATCTTCCATATAACTGACTTTTTAAGGGGTTGCACTAGTATAAGTGCAAATGTAGGAATATTATATTGATATCACAAAAGAAGCAGTATAAAATCAAAACCAATACCCACCTTTCCTTTTGTCATTCTTATATCCATGATTTTCAAAGAGAGCAGCGGTTTCCGACTGCTTCCACTCTTCAAAGATTCCATCTGGAGCATTGCGGAGGGAGTTCACAACCTCTATGCAAGATGGTATGGGGACTTCTCCTTCTTCCCGTAGCATATACAGTTCTATTGCGAAGATGTGCCTCCAGGCACGCTTGTAGTGCGGTGCAGATGGGGTCTCGCCCCATTTGCCCAACAGCTCTGCTTGGCGCAGAGTCGCCAAGAGTTCACAGGAGAAGAAATCATGCGCCAATCGTTCCTCGATGGCAATGAGTTTAGAATGCAGTTCCTGATAACACTGCCAAATGTGGTCGGTGCTACCGAGTTTCTGAGGCAGATCCAACCACGGGTAAAGCGTTTGCTCAAAGTATTGGCATGGGGCGCTTGTCGCCCATGTTTCCGTATTTGCCAACAAGGGAAGCAAGATAGAAAGCGTGTCATCACGCATTTTCTCCAACGATAGGAGCAAGCGTTCCACGCGCTCCTTGCTAGCAGGGGCTATATTGGTGTTTGATACAACACCAAAGCCATTGGGTGTAAGCACCAAATCCAGCTGTGGCACGGCATGAAGCATGGCTTCTGCCACCACAGCCATACGCGCGTAATGCAACAACTTGTTGTTGGCATCGCGAGTGGGCAGTTCCGCAAGGACTGCCTCAGAGAGGAACGTGGTCGTGAGCCACGCTTCCGCCACCTCCAAGTGCGGAGCAATTTTATCAAAGAGCAAGGTCTCGCCTTGCACCGACTTCAGCACATTCGGCACGAATTGCAGAAGCACATTGTTATCGGGTATCAGCTGGCTCATGCATTTTCAGTATTAGGGGTTACACTCACCTGTTTGGCGTCTTTGTTCTCGTCCAACGTGGTGAGTTGGATAAACGGACAGTCGGGATAAGCCCCGTCCCACTTGTTGAACCTTATAATCAATCGGTGTACATTAAACAAAAGGTCGTGATACGGCTTTTGCAAAGCTTGTGCAATCGTATAAAGTTCGCGCTTGTCGCTGCCCGAATTGTTCGTTTGCGATTTGCCCGGCACAGAACCCACAAGGTTTGAGTGAACACGCATGGTAAAGCACATCATGTTCACCGCCTCGATGATGTCCGTAGCCCAGTCGCCACCCTCCTTGTCCGTTTCAATCTTGTTGATCACCACATCATGCTGTTCCTCCCCATTAGGAGATACATAAAACTCCGAGAAAAGCACCTTGCCCGAGTTCTCCATACCCGTGAGAAAATTGATGATGTTGTCCTTCTCCTCGTTCACGCGCTCCTGTTGCTTCACGCGGTCGGTAATGCCCTCCGCCTTGAAAATGTTGCTCCAAAACGATTTGGCAATCTCTATGTGGTACTTGATAGGTGCAGAGTTTTTCAGTTTTGCCTCCTTTGCCACCCCGATGAGTTGCTTGATGTTGTACCACTTGCCCTTGAAGAGCGAGGCATAATAAGGAATGGGATAATACGTGCTGTCAGGCGTCGGCACACGGCTGACCACGGCAAACTTGCGTTTGCCCTTCTTCACCTGTGCCTGCAAATCCGTCCAAGGACTTTGCGGGTTGAGCAGTGGAATGACCTCCACCTGTTCCGCCCGCACCGAGTTGCGCCAATTCGCGTACAACACTTGTGGTATCACACCCTCCTTGTTGGCAGGGGCAAAGCGAACATAGCAAGCCTCCTTGCGCAGCACCCTCACCACCTTGTTGCCTTGTTCATTGAGAATAATCACGCTCACGGCAAAGCCGAAGTGCTTGAAATCTTGACAAACACCGAGGAAATAACTCGCCATGTCGTTATCCAAGAAGAACTCCTCGACCTCGTTCACCACTTTCTGTTTGCACATTTCATCAGTTTGGTACACCAAACCGCTTCCATAGCACACCTCTGCATTGAACATCTGGCAAGTGCTCAGTGTCTCATCACTCTCAATCAGATTGATAATGTCATACGGCATCTGGTCGTCCGCTCCCCAAGGCATATAGCTCACTTTGTCGCTCACATGGCGCGGTGAAATCTCCTCCGCCTCTTTGAAAACCTCGCTGCTCTTGGTGGTGAACGCTGCCACGGCATGATAGCCGGGCAGGTCGTTCACGCCTGTTATGTGTAAGTAATTGAAATCGCCCATAGTTTTGCGTTTTTAATGCAAAACTATGGGCGATGTTGTCTCTAAGAAAAGACAGAGCTATTCAGCCATCATCAGCAAATTAGGAAGTTCTTCGTTGATTGCTTCTAAGTAAGCAACGATATACTTATCGTCACCATATCCAGCATATTGTCCCCAAATAGGCTCATCTGTCGTTTCATTATGGCTATTGGGGTATGCCATATAGTAATCAGTCAATTCTTCTTGAATTGCATCATTTAATACGACACAAGAAAGGATCCCCTTGCAGAGCAAGTAAAATAGATGAAGTTGTCAACAATCTCCGTACACGATTCAGAGGTGAATATGAAGATAAACTGAATTATCTGAACACTGTGAAAGATAAATTTAAATCGTAAACAATATTAGAAAATGGTGGGAACCGCTCTCTTTGAAGTCAGTTTTCTGTTTTTAATTGAGTAAAATATTAACGTAACGAGGTTATGTAACCAATTCGACTAAAATAGTCGAATTTTCTTTCTATCTTTGCAGCTAAAAACAACTAACAAATATGCAAAAGAAGAACCAGGGGTTACTACCCAAAACACTCATACATCTTCGTAAAAAGTCCAAATTAAAACAAAAGGACTTGGCAGAAGTTATGGGCGTTAGTGTTGGTATGTATAGCAAAATAGAGTTGGGAGAAAGAGTTGTAAAAAGCGACCAAATCCCAGTCTTGGCTCATACATTAAATACTGATGCAAGTACTATATGGAGTTTGTATTTAGCAGATACTTTCTATCGTGAAGTCAATAATTACCCTCAAGAAATCGTAGGTAAAGCGTTAAATATCCTTTGTGATAAAATAAAACGTGTGCAATGAGTAAAAAGTATACCTTTATAGATTTATTTGCAGGGTGTGGTGGCTTATCAGAAGGGTTTTTGCAAACGCAAAAATTCATTGGACTTGCCCATGTCGAATGGGAAACTCCTATGATCAACACACTTCGTCAGAGGCTGATAGACAAGTGGGGACATTCCGAGGAAGATGCTCAAAAACGCGTTATTAAATTCGATGTTCAGAAGACTGAAGAATTAATACATGGCAATTGGAGTGAAGACACCAAAAAATTGTATAAGACCTTAATTCCGCAACATAATTGA